AGGTCGGTAGGCAAAAAGCTAGAAATTCCGAACGAACTTTTGGAAATGACTACCCCCCCCTCGATTTTAAAACCGTTTTCCTTTTCGCCTCGCCAGCCTGAAATCCCCCCATTACCCAAAAACTCCGTATATTTGACAAAAAAAAGATATGGCTAAAGCTAGGAAGGAACATCCAAAACCAAGGAGCAAAAGGTCTATCAGACGTTTGTCCGAAATGGTAGAAATGAATAATAAAAAAATGGCTAAATTTGTAGAAGAATATGATGCTCGAAATTCATAACATGATACCTGTCGGACTGAATGTCGGATTTGAGATATACGGTAAGGAGGATGGTTTTGACTACTACGAGCTTCAGATCAATTTATTAATTATAAAACTTGTTTTCAAATGGCAATGATGAAATACGGGAGATTTTCTCCTAAAACAACCGATCCAGATACTGGTGCCAGAATAGCTGACCCAGAGGTTTATGGTCAAATGACCAAGAGTGGTAATAAGGTGTCTAGCTGGCCAGAGTTAAGAACAATGTATCAGTCTGGAAAACTAAACGAAGATTTCTTTGGTAAGGGTGGCACAAAAGCAAAACCTGGAAAAGATAATAGATATCAATTTTTTCCTCAAGACGTAAAGAATTACCTTGAAGGTAAAACTGATAAGCTAGACGATGTAAACTACGAGGAGCCAACTATTGATGAAGGATATGCTGAAATAGGTGGCAATAGAAAAAGAATATCTGCAAACCTTAACTTAAAAGTAAACAGTCCAAAATGGAAAGCAGCTATAAAAAAAAGCACTGTTCCTGGTGATAAGTATACCCCATCTGAAGAGGGTATGGATCGTCAAGTAGATATTGGCGACCAAAAGGGTAGTTGGGGAGAATATTATGGAGTTAGTTCAATTAGAAAAACTAAAGAAACAACACCTACTCCTCCTCCTCCTCCTCCAACAAAGAAAGAGTCAACACCAGAGGTTATTCAACCTATCGCTTTAAAAAAGCCAGGTCTTATAAAAAATAAAATGAAAACCCTTGGTGATGTTACAGTTTTAGAAGAAGGATCTTGGCAGCCTCCAGTACCTAGTAGAATTAATGTTGAGGTTGATAAGTCAAGAGAAGGTGGTCAAGGTGGTAAGTTTGGTCTTCGTAAAAAAATATCTGATGGCGAATTAAAGTCATCTTTTCGTATGGGCGTTTCTGGAGGTAGAAACAAAAGAGAAGAGAGAATGGCAAAGTCGTTTTATTCTCCAGAGTCAGAGCTTGGTCATGGTGGTTACTACTCTAGCATGGATGAAACTGAGGGGAATATAAGCAAGGCTATCAGATCTGACATAAAAGACATTAGACAAGAGAAGAGAGACTGGAAGAAAAATACAAGTTTGACTGGAGCAGACAAGAGAGAAGGAGCTAAAGAGTTTAGAAAAGATATTAAAACTGGTAGACTTTCAGCTAGATATGCTAATAGAGGTGACTTACATTCAGAAGGAACTAAAGTATGGGCAGAGGGTGAAAAATCAAAACTCAAAACTTGGACAGCAGATATAGATAAAAAGGGAAGAGAAGGCGCAATGTCTGGGTATGTTCAATCAGCTGTTCAAAATTTAAAAAGTATTGCTTCAATGAGGCAGGCAGAAAATAGAAATATAAGCAATGCTAATATCTCAAATTACAATAAGAGATATGACAAACAGGAGCAATACATTAAATCTGCTGAAGATAATGCGACAAATAGAAATACTGTTGAAGCTAAAATGAAGCAATATACTGGATGGAATAGATTTATTAAATAAATAATCCAAAAAATCTAAAAAAAATGGGGCTTCGGCCCCTTTTTTTGTTTTATTAAATAAAAAATTACTAAATTTGGTGTAAAATTTAATAAAATGATAGTAAAAGAGATCCATTTTGGCGATGAAGGCCAAAAAAAGTTGAAATCTGGCATCAAAAAGATTGCTGGAGCTGTAAAAAGCACCCTCGGAGCGAGAGGTAGGACTGTTTTGATTGAGTCTGAGAACCATGTTGGAGGTATTACAGTGACAAAGGACGGTGTGACTGTCGCTAAGTCAATAAACCTGTACGATCCGACTGAGAACCTAGCTGTGATCATGATGAGACAGGCAGCTGACAAGACTGCAACAGTTGCTGGCGATGGTACAACCACGTCAATTGTGCTTGCAGAGGCTATTATTGACGCTGCTGACAAGTATATCAGTCCAGATCACAACGTAACTGAGGTGATACGCAAGATTAACAGCATCACAAAGAACGTTGTATCAAACCTTGAGAAGAGATCAAAGAAAGTTAGCGGACGCAGGCTGTATGACGTTGCATCTATCTCTGCAAATAACGACCAAGAGGTTGGCAAGATGATTGGTGACGCATTCTCTGAGGTTTCTCTTGTGACTGTTGAGAACAGCATGAACTCTGAGACAAGGGTAGAGATCATCAACGGAATGAGAATAGAGAGGGGTTACACCTCACCTTACTTTGTTAACGATCAGAAGAAGCAGGAGTGCATCCTTGATAATCCGTATGTATTGATTTGCGACCATGAGATCAACAACATCTCTAACCTAGAAAAGATCTTAGCGCCAATTGTATCACAGGGTAGATCTTTACTAATTATTGGTAACCTAGGACCCAACGCTCTTCAGACGTTAAACGTTAACGTATACCAAGGCAAGATCAAGGCGTGTAACATTATGCCTCCATCGTTTGGATACAGACAGAAAGACCTACTTAAAGATCTAGCTGTTGCGTTGGGTGGAACATACTTCAGCGAGGACACTGGTGACGACCTTTCTATCATTAACTTGATTGACCTAGGTAGAGCTTCAAAGATTATTGTTAAGAAAGACATGACGGTATTCATGCACCATGCTGAGTTCAAGGAAGACATCGACAACCACTTGGCTGAGCTTAACGGAATGATTAATCAGACTGACGATCAGGTAGAACGAGAGTTCTTAAGAGAGCGTATCGCAAATATTTCTGGTGGAATTGGAGTTATATACGTTGGTGCACAGAGCGACATCGAGCAGAAGGAGAAGAGAGACCGAATTGACGATGCCGTATACGCTGTTATGGCTGCGTTAGAGGAAGGAATTCTTCCAGGTGGAGGTATTGCATTAGCTGAGTGTGCTTCGTTGATTGACGACAACGATGACGTAGCATCTAAGATCATGTATGACGCTCTTATCGCTCCGTTTAATCAGATCTTGATCAACGCAGGAAAGAACCCTAAGTCAATCGCTCTTAACATGTTTGAGAACAAGGGGTGGGGTTATGACGTTAAGAACGAGGTTGCTGGCGACATGATCAAGATGGGTATCATTGACCCGACTAAGGTTACAAAGAACGCACTACTAAACGCTGTGTCTGTTGCAACAACAATTATGAGTACAAACGCAATTATAACAAATGTCAGAGCAGATGAAAGTACTAAATAAATTTATACTGATAGAGAAGGTTGTAGAACAAAAACAATCAAAGAGTGGATTGATACTTAGCGGTGAAGAGTACCAAGACATGAGGTATCACTACGGCACAATTTTCGAGACTGGATCAAACGTATCTGGGATGTCGAAAGGTGACAAGGTGATGTACGACAAGGTACACTCATACGAGGTCATGATCGACAACAACAGGCTTACTGTTGTTCAAGAGAAGGATATTGTTTGTGTTCTTTAAAATCTGAGTTAAATCTCTTAATAGCTTGGGCTAGCATCCTTTCGGAGTAAGATGCATTTGGTTTCATAACCTTATTTCGTCTTGGTGTCTCTGGGAATGGTTCTAGCCCAATTAGCTTTCTGTACATGCTGGCTATCATCTTTTTAGACTGGAACGATAGCTCGTACAGGTTGTACTCTCCAGCCTTCTTCTTTCTCCATATTGAGATGAATCCATCTCTAAGAAGTCTGTCAAACCTATTTCTGTCCCAGCTCATAAATGAGGCGTACTCCTGGAACTTAGTTCGTGTAAAAAGCTTTTCTGAGTATAAAAACAGAAGCATGTCTATGTCTGCCGATGACTTGAGTCCGTACTGGTATATGGCCCACTTTCTAATCATCCCCCAGTTCTTTAGGAAGTCATACTTTGTGTCTCTTCCGTAGTAAACAATATTTTCTCTCTTTCTTTTTATTTTTCTAATTTTCATTATATTTGTATTTCAAAAACAAAGTTATGAAAAATAGAACGACAAATATGACTACTGGTCCTATTAAAAATAAGAGGACTACAAAGAATACTACCGTTGGTGTAGACAGGGAAGCGTCTGAATTTGAAGCTTACATGAGTTCATTCGCTAATGGATTATCAGAAACTTCTAGGCCAACAATATCTGGAGGGCGTGTAATTAAAGTTAACTCTATGAATAGAGATAACAATACAATGACCTCTAACAAGGTAAGACTAGATAGAAGTGGTAACATTATTTCTAATCAGGTTACAGACTACAATAAGATTCCTTTTAAAAACAAAGCTATTGACCTAATCAATAGAGTTGATTACAACATTGGTAATGCAATGAATAGAGGTGTAGATCAAATAAAATCAGCTCCATCAGCAATGAGACAAGACTTAAGGGAAATTGCTAATAAAGCAGGAAGGATGTTAACAAAAGAAAACTATAATAAAGGAGATGTAACCTCTGAATTTGACGGCAATGTTGTTTCTGGAGTATCTAGAACTAGACCAACAATGAGTGGTGGTATGCAAGAAAAAGTAAAGTATGACATGCCAGGAGGAGGAAAAAGAATTGAGAAAAAAAGATATAATGAAGAAGGTTATATAACTGACAGAAAAATAAAAGATAGAAAAATAAATCCACGATAATGAAAAAAGCAATCACAGAAAAAAAGACTGGCGAGAAGTACGCAAGCAAGTCAGCTAAAATGAAGCACGAAAAATCAGAATCTAAAAAAGAGATGATTAAGGAGTACGGAATGAAGGCTGCAATGAAGAAGATGAAAAAATGAAAGACTCTCGATTAGAAAGAGCTGGTGTTGAGGGGTTCAACAAACCAAAAAGAACCCCTTCTCACCCTACAAAAAGTCACATTGTTGTTGCCAAGGAAGGCGATCAGATCAAGACTATTCGTTTTGGTCAACAGGGCGTTAAGACCAATCAAACAGCTGGTCAAAGAGAGGCGTTTAAGAGTCGTCACGCAAAGAATATTTCCAAGGGAAAGATGAGTGCCGCATACTGGGCAGACAAGGTTAAGTGGTCACCAAGTAAGACCGCATCTCCAAGTAAGAAATGGGTTAAGGGTTCGTAATGAGCGTAACTAAGAAAAAAAATCCAGAGCTATGGAACAGAATTGTTTCAAGCGTTAAGGCAGGCACAAAGGGAGGTGACGCAGGTCAGTGGTCTGCTAGAAAGGCCCAGCTAGCTGTATCTAAGTATAAAGAGGCAGGCGGCAAGTATGATGGGAAAAAGTCTAGCTCAAACAGTCTTTCTAAATGGACAAAGCAGGAGTGGACAACAAAGAGTGGAAAGCCAAGCAAGGAGACTGGAGAGAGATACCTTCCTAAGAAGGCCATAGAGTCTTTAACGCCACAAGAGTATGCAGCAACATAGCTAAGAAGACAGCAAAATACAGATCATGATCATAATCAAGAAACACTACGGATTCGGAGACACTGTCCATGCGATAACTAGAGCCACTGGAATTGAGAAGGTGGTAAAGGCGGTTGCTGGTGAGGACTGCGGATGTGGCGAAAGAAAAGAAAAACTAAACGATCCAAACTTATTAATTAACAGAATATTTTATGGGACAGAGCAAGACATCCAAGTACTACGCAGCAAATCCAACGGCAGCGGAGAAGAGGAGAGAGTATCAGAGGGAGCTTAACAAGAGCGAGTCTGAGAAGAAGTACAGAGCAGAGCATACTAAAGAAAGACGTAAAAGGGGTATTGACGGAAAGGGAGGCCCAGACGTTAGTATGAAAAAAAATGGTAAATTTGTACTTGAGTCTGCTTCTACCAATAGGGGTAGAAACGGAGCGAACGGAAAAAGTACAAAGAAAAATTAGTAACTTTACAAAAAAAATATTATGCCAGTATCAATACCAGCAGGAACAAAGTTTGAGGCGATTAAGCCTACAACTAATGTAAACAGACGATCAGCGTTAGTAAACGCTAATGACTTAACGTATACCATCGAGGACATTGCTGCCGTAGCAGGAGGTGCTAAAGTAGCACAAGTTGAAATCACAGAAGCTGAAATATTAAACGCTTCAGGATTTTCAAAATTATTAGTACCTTCTGTAACTAATAAAATACTAATACCTATATCTTTAGCTTTATACAGAAAACCAGGTGGTACTAACTATATCATTTCTAATTCAATAAGGTTAATCACAATTTTGGGGATTAGTTCTACAACTCTTGGTAATACAGCAGACGCTGCTTTTACAGGCTCAACACAAGGCTCTTTAATATTAACTTATGCTGCTGGACTTAATAGTAATTTATCACCAAATAATAATTTGTCTTTAGTTTCTGGATCTGCATTCTCTCCAAGTACAATTTCAGGAGGAACAGGAAATTTAATTGCTTACATCACTTATATAGAAATAGATACTAACTAATAAATACACAAAATGGCATATCAAAAATTACAACAAAGTAGAGCAGCAGCTGTAACAACTAGCGACACTGACAATATACCATACGTTGGATATCCAACTGAGACATGGCCATGTGTGCTGTACTCTGGATCTGGAGGTATTATTAGAGTTTTAACAGCTGGAGGAGATGACGTTACATTTGAGAATGTTCCTGCTGGAGTTGTTTTGCCGATACAGGTAATTAGAGTATTTGCATCAACTACATCAGCTACTGACATCGTAGCTCTTTGGTAAGATGGCTCTTATTAGTAACGAAGGATCTGTTGGGCTAACTAGCACTATACTCTATGAGTGTAGGCCACAGAACGTTTGTGCTATAAACTATATAAGATTTTCTAACTCTGTTACTAACTACGATGTATTGCTACAGAAGTGCGATACAGTGACTGACGACATGACGTACATACTACATCCAGGAGACTACATCTCGGCAGTTACAACTGATGTTAATACTACATTTATAATTAGCGGAGAAGAGGGACCTAACTTATCTTTCTTAAGATGCAAGTAACTGACGGAAACGGATACATATTTGGGCCTAACGGACTACAGATAAACGGATCTGACGGAAAACCTAAAGTTATTTCTGGAGGAGGAACCTCAAGTATACCATTTGGGACTGCGTCTGGAACAGATACATATTCGGTATCTATAACTGGATTTTCTTCGTATAACGATGGCGATGCTTATTTGGTTAGGTTTACTAATGGAAACACAACTGGATCAACGTTAGATGTAAATGGTTTAGGTCCAGTGCCACTATACAGAAATAATGACGGTGAACTAATAGGTGGAGACATTGAGGACGGAGCAGAGATGCTTTGTGTTTACAACTCTTCATCTAACATATTTCAAGTAATAGGAACATCTCCTAATACGTTACTATCTTATGTAACAAACGATGACTCTGTAACAATAACAAAGGGTCAGCCAGTATACGCATCTGGAGGTCAGGGAGACAGATTAAAGGTTAAGTTGGCTTACAACACTAGCGATGCGACTTCTGCTCAGACGGTTGGTCTTGTGTTGTCATCATCCATAGGTGTGAATCAAAAAGGTTTTATAATACTTAATGGTCAGCTTGATGGTCTTAGTATACTTCCAACATCTACATGGTCTGACGGGGATCCAGTGTAAACAAACATAAAGCCTCACGCACCAAACCATCTTGTTTATCTTGGATTTGTTACTACAGCTAGTAGTGGAAGTGCAGGTAGAATGTACGTTAGGGTTCAAAACGGATACGAGTTTGATGAGTTACATGACGTACAGATATTGTCACCATTAAACGGTGACTTAATTCAGTACGATCAGTCTACAGACCTATGGAAGAACAAATCGTTATCGGGTGCTGGAATACAACCAACATTAGTATCAGGTACATCCATTAAGACAGTTAATGGCAACTCATTGCTAGGTAGTGGCAATGTTAATATAGGTGCAAATTTATTAGGATATTCTGGGACTACTGGTAGTAGCAGTCAAGGATCAACTGTAGTTATTTCTAAATCACTATTAATACCTGCTAATACATTTACTACTGACTGTATAATGGAATTAAGATGGAGATTGGTTAGGATATCTGGTAACACTGGGCAAATGTACAGTAGATTATATATTAATACATCAAATAGTTTAACAGGTGCTAGTTTACTCAGTGGTATAATAACATTAAGTGGAGGAAGCACTCAGTATTCAGTTCTTGCAGATAAGAGTATTAGTTGCTCTAATAGCACATTAAGATGGATTAACACATCGAGTGGTACAGAGTCTACTCCATCACCATTTGCTAGTTTGTCAATCAATAGAAGTGTTAATCAATATTTATTATTCACCGTACAAACTACAGGAACTACTGAGATAGCTACTATAGATTTATTTAGAGCAATACTATATGCATAATACATTCATATATAACGAAACAGAATATACAATAACAGGACCGATTGAGGTTGTAAGTGATACTCAACTTCACGTTGAGACTGATAAGGGTATCATATTGGTAGACGATACGATGGAAATATACTATGAATTAAAATAGTTATCTTTGTGAGTATGAAATACATGCTCACATTTATTTTGTTTGTTAGTCTATTTTCTTGTTCGATAGAGCGAAGACTGGCAAAGTATTGTCCTATGTGTACACAGAAGGATAGCACCGTATATATAACTCAATATAGAGATACTACAATTAAAATTCCAGGAGAAACTGTGTATATAGAAGATACATTGTTTTGTGATTCATTAGGTAATGTGTATGCATCTAGGCTTGCAGAAAAAGACGGTACTATTATCAAACTACAGTCAAGAGTTAGAGAAAATAAGTACAAGGTGATTGCTCGTATAGATACTGTATATAAGACGGTTAAAGGAAATACAATTTACAAGACAAAACTTGTAACAAAAACTCAAAAGCCAGAACGTATAAAGTACATTCCTTGGTGGGTTAACTTCTTTGCTGTTTTAGGTGGAATATTATTTATAATTATACTCATATATGTCATAATAAAAATCATCAAAAAAAGCATTGTACCTGTCTCATGAAAAATCAACTAGATATCCTTATCAATACCATGCACTCTAACTGGGTTAAATTAATGGTCATGTTATTTACATTTTTATCTCCAATATATGGCCTATTAATATTAATAATATTTGTTATTACATTAGATACTATTACAGGTATATGGAAAGCTAAGAAAAATAAAATTCCTATAACTAGTGGAGGAGCTAGTGCTATGATATCTAAGGTAGGACTATATAGCATAACGTTAGTTATGTTCTATGCTATAGATGCGTTGATATTGAACAGTATTATATTACAGTTTTTTTCGGTTGAATTATTATTCACTAAAGGTCTAGCACTAATACTTGTGTCTATTGAGGTGATGAGTATTAACGAGAACTACAGAGCAGTGAAAGGACTTGATTTGTGGCAGGCAATGAAAAATTTATTTGCAAGAGCTAAAGAAATAAAAAAAAGCGTAGATGAAATTAGACACAACGAAGATATTACAGGTACGCCTATCTGATAGTCAGTACTTCCAAGAGGATAGTAAAAAAACTCAGATATACCTGCACCATACAGCAGGTGGGGGGGATGCTGCTGCGGTTAGTAGATACTGGAATAGTAATGAGACTAGAATAGCTACTGCATTTGTGGTAGGAGAGAGAGGTACCATAGTACAGTGCTTTAGTTCTAGACACTGGGCATGGCATCTAGGAATAGATAGCGAAGATTTCATTAAGGTAGGAACTAAGTATAAAAACTTGAATAAACTATCAGTAGGAATTGAAGTTTGTAACTGGGGGCCATTAAAACTAGTTAACGGAAAGTATTATAACTATGTAAAGAAATCTGTAGATCCGTCTATGGTTACCACATTAGATCAGCCATACAAGGGTCATATTTATTGGTATAAGTATACAGATGCACAGATTGAAAGCACTCGACAGTTAGTTGAGTATCTTTGCGAAACATACGACATTCCTAAGACATACAGAAATGAAATATTCGGAATAGATGTAGAAGCATTTAAAGGAACTCCAGGAATATATACACACAACTCAGTTCGTAAAGATAAGGCAGACATATATCCTTGTCCACGAATGATTGAAATGTTAAAAAACTTATGAAATTCAAGAGTCATTGGTTCAAAGAGATATGGGGACACGTAAGTTTAAGGATTATACTTGGTCCCGTAAGATTCTTTGCTATTGACGTTGACGTATTTAGAAATTTTTATTCAATTACTTTTATTAACTTTACACTTAGAAACAGATGAGCAAGAAAACATTAGAAGTAAAGGCATTCGAGAAGAAGCACGTTGAGAGACCTGGTGTTCATGCCAAGACTAAGACATCTTTTTTAAAAACATCAAAGAACTACAAGAAAAAATATAAAGGACAAGGACGATGAAAGCAGGAAACTATCAAACTCAATCACCAAGTGTAAACGATTTATTGTTTGGGACTAAAAATTCAAATGGAACTACTGTAAACTTTAAAGTGCAGGATGTGTTAAATCTTACACAGGCTCCTTCTGTTGTTTCTACAAACACACTGATTGCAACTACAATTTCAAACATAAACACATACTTTACTGGAACAGCTGGTGCTAACTTTGATATCACTATGCCAACCGCTAGTTCTAACATTGACGGTCTTAAGTATGTTATTATGTCAACTACCAATAGACCTCTAACAACTTGGATTACACCTGGAGCTACAGCAATTGTAGGTGCCCCAACATCATTAGTTGCACATACTCCAGTTTGTTTTCAGTATAACAATGCTAATACAACTTGGTATATCTCTATGTAATTTGTCATAGAAATTTACTATATTTGTGACATAATTTTAAATCTAATAAAATGGCAAAAGAAAACAAAATTACTCAAGAAGAGTTAGACAAGCTAAGATCTTTAAATCAAACTTACAGAGATCTTAAATTCCAAATCGCTGACATCGAGGTATCATTCGAACGAATGAAAAGCCAAAAGATGGCATCATTAGCTAATCTAGAAACATCTGCTTTTGATTTATCTCAGTTTCAAGATGAGTTAGTGTCCAAGTACGGAGACATTAAAATCAATCTTCAAACAGGTGAATATAATTAGAAAAATATCGATAGGCCCAGACTACATGAAATCTATGCACTATGTAGTTGGACAAGATGTTCTAAGAGGAAACGGTTCCATTGACACAATTTTGATGGAAGCAGACTCATCAATATCTATATATATCGTAAATCGCGATAAAGAGATAGTAAAGTGGAAAAGTTTCTCTTATTCAATGCCAATATCTATTGAGTATAACATAGATTTCTGATGAAGTCTCCATATCACTTTATAATTAAACCTTATAATGATAGGCGTTACGACAATATACGTAAGTATGGTGACGTTGATTTTATTATAAGTTCGTCCCAGGAAGACCACACTGTATCAAATCGAATCGGTGTGGTTGTTTCTGTTCCAACGTACTATAATGGACCTATAAAGAGTGGTGACCATGTAGTTGTTCACCATAACGTGTTTAAGTTTTACTATGACATGAAGGGTAACCAAAAGAGTAGTTGGCATCATTTGTTTGATGATTACTTCATTATAGATTCTGAACAGTTATATCTTTATAAAGATCCAAATGGCGAGTGGTGTTCGCCATATCCATACTGCTTTGTTAAACCAATAGATAATCAAGACAAGATTATATCTAGCACTGGATCAAGAGAAGATTTATGGGGAGAGCTAGTATACTTCAATGAAATGCTAGAAGATGTTAATAAAGGAGATATCGTGGCATTTTCTCCAGATAGTGAGTATGAGTTTAGAATAGATGGAGAGATACTATACAGAATGTACAACAAGAACATATGTCTAAAAAAATAGAACTTATTAATGCAGCAAAGATTGCTGTTGATGAACTTATAAAGGTACTAAAAGAACCTATTATAACCCATGCAGAGGACGATATATCTGCCGATAAGTTAAAGAATGCTGCATCTGCAAAGAGGCTAGCGTTTGAGGATGCGTTGTACATGTTAGGAAAGATTGACGAAGAAGAAAACAGAGATAATCAGCCTGCTGTTGCTCAAGTAGACTTTGGTAAGTCTGGATTTGCGGAAGTAAGGGCAAAAGCTAAGAATGGAAAATAATCTATATTAATAAGGAGTATGACATTGTCGTTATATCGAAAGATGGTACGATAGGTGACATATACAACATAAGCGGACTAAAGGTAGCCCTACCATCCGTTCCAGAAAAAGTTGAAAACAGGGGAAATAGATGGCAATCTAAAGAGTATCCAAAAGAGCTTCAAAAAATAAAAAGCATATTCGACTGGAACAGAAGAGACAACGCATTTAAGATACAATACGTTGACTATATTGAGCAGGAGTTTGATAGAAGGGATAATGGGTTTTGGTTTATAAATAATGGTAAGCCAACATACATCACTGGCACTCACTACATGTACTTGCAGTGGACCAAGATAGACATTGGTCTACCAGACTTTAGAGAATCAAACAGGATATTCTATATCTACTGGGAGGCATGCAAAGCTGACACCAGGTCTTTTGGTATGTGTTACCTAAAGAACAGACGTTCTGGATTCTCGTTCATGAGTTCTGCCGAGACATGTAACACAGGCACTATAGTTAGAGACTCTCGTATAGGTATACTATCAAAAACTGGTAGCGATGCCAAGAAGATGTTTACCGACAAGGTTGTTCCTATAATTAGAAACTATCCTTTCTTCTTCAAGCCAATACAGGACGGTATGGACAATCCAAAGACCGAGTTGGCGTTCCGAGTTCCAGCTAGTAAGATTACTAGAAAGAACATGGACGAGGAGAAGACTGAGGATATTGAGGGTCTTGACACGACAATTGACTGGAAGAACACAGCAGACAACAGCTACGATGGTGAGAAGTTGCTTCTGCTTGTTCACGATGAAAGTGGTAAGTGGGAGAAGCCAGAGAACATATTAAACAACTGGAGGGTAACCAAGACTTGTTTGAGATTAGGTGCAAGAGTTATTGGTAAGTGTATGATGGGTTCTACGTCTAACGCACTGCCAAAGGGTGGTGAGAACTTTAAGAAGCTGTACAACGATAGCAACGTATCTCAACGATCCGCTAACCATGAGACAAAGAGTGGACTTTATTCTTTGTTCATACCTATGGAGTGGAACGTAGAGGGGTACATAGATGAGTTTGGATGGCCAGTTTTTGACAATACAGAAAAACCAGTAACTGGTATAGATGGGAACAAGATTGAGATGGGAGTTGTTACATGGTGGAACAACGAGGTTAGCGCACTGAAGTCAGACTCTGATGCACTTAATGAGTTCTACAGACAGTTTCCTAGGACAGAGTCTCACGCATTTAGAGACGAGTCTAAGCAGTCTGTGTTCAACCTAACAAAGATATACCAGCAGATCGACTATAACGACTCTCTAATTAAAGAGAAGTTCTTAACTAGGGGTTACTTCCATTGGAAGAACGGTGAGAAGGATACAGAGGTTGTATGGACACCAGATAAAAATGGTAGGTTCTTGGTGTCTTGGATACCAAAGCCAAATTTAAGGAATAATGTTGTAACAAGAAATGGGAAAAAATATCCAGGTAATGAGCACATGGGAGCGTTTGGTTGTGACCCTTATGACATATCGGGAGTTGTTGGAGGAGGTGGCTCTAACGGTGCTCTCCATGGTATGACAACGTTCCATATGTCTGACGGTCCAACAAATGAATTCTTTCTAGAGTACATAGCTAGACCTCAGACTGCTGAGATATTTTTTGAGGATGTGTTAATGGCTTGTCATTTTTATGGGATGCCTATACTAGCAGAGAACAACAAGGCTAGATTGTTGTATCACTTTAAGAATAGAGGATACAGGGGGTTCTCTATGAATAGACCCGACAGAAATTTAAATAAAATGTCAAAGACGGAGCTAGAGATTGGTGGAATACCTAACTCAAGCGAAGACGTAAGACAGGCACACGCATCTTGTATAGAGTCTTATATAGAGGAATACGTTGGATTTGACATTGAAGGAACATACAGAGATCCAGATACTATTGGTTCGATGTATTTTAACAAAACTTTAGAAGATTGGGCTAGATTTGATCCTAACAATCGTACAAAATACGATGCTTCAATTAGTTCTGGTTTGGCTATTATGGCAAACAGAAAGCATATGTTTACTCCAGAGAGAAAAGAATCAAAAATTAGTATTAAATTTGTAAGATATAACAATCAAGGCAGTCAAAGCAAAATTATAGAATAGAATGGAGAAACCATCTGTTATCATATACCAAAACCCGTTCCCAAGCCAAATGGTTTCGGAAGAAGAGAAGCAAACCGCTGAATATGGTTTGAAGATCGGTAAAGCCATTGAGGGAGAGTGGTTTAAGAGAAAGAACAATACATGTAGATTCTATGATCAATGGGGTGAGTACCATAGACTTAGACTTTATGCTCGTGGACAACAACCAGTCCAAAAATATAAAGATGAATTAGCTATTAATGGTGACATGTCTATGATGAACTTAGACTGGACACCAGTTCCTATTATACCTAAGTTTGTTGATGTTGTTGTCAACGGAATGTCTGACAGATTATTCAAGGTTAGAACTGAAGCTCAAGATGTAATGTCTGCCGAGCGTAAGAACATATTCCAGGAGATGATCGAGTCTGACATGATAGCTAAGGATTTCTTGACAATGACAAAAGAGCAGTTCGGAGTAGATGCTTTTAACGTTGATCCAGAAGAACTTCCTAGCACTGATGAAGAGCTAGAGCTATACATGCAGATCAAGTACAAGCCAAGTATTGAGATAGCTAACGAGGTGGCTATTGATACTGTATTTGAGATGAACAGATACGATGAACTTAGAAAACTAATGAACTATGATTTAGTTACTATAGGTGTGTCTGTTGTTAAGCATTCATTTTTAGTTAATGATGGACTTAAGGTAGACTATGTTGATCCAGCTAACTGGATTCATAGCTATACAGAAAAGAATGACTTCTCTGATTGTTACTACTTTGGTGAGGTTAAGCAGATGCACTATACTGAGGTTCTTAAAATTGATCCAACGTTAACTGAGGAGCAACTAAACGAGATCAGAAATAGTAGTGCTGCTTGGTATACGTATTTTCCTATTATTAGAAACTATCAAGATGATTACTTTACAAATGAGATTGTAACTCTTATATACTTTAACTACAAGGCAAGCAAGAAATTTGTATGGAAAAAGAAATTACTTGAGAATGGTGGAGAGAGAGTTATTAGAAAGGGTGACGAGTTTAATCCACCAATGGAGGATGGAATGCCATTTGAAAGAGTTGAGGCAGTTAGAGATGTTTGGTATGAAGGTGTTCTTGTAGCTGGTACAAACATTATCCTTAAGTGGGAGATGATGCGTAATATGGTTCGTCCAAAGTCAGCATCTCAGAGAGCATATCCGAACTATGTTGCATTTGCTCCAAGAATGTACAAGGGAGCAATGGAGTCATTGGTAAGAAGAATGATACCTTTTGCTGATCAGATTCAGTTAACACATTTAAAGTTACAACAGGTAACTGCAAGAGTAGTTCCAGATGGTGTATTCATTGATGCTGATGGTATTAATGAGGTTGATCTTGGTACTGGTGCTGCTTATAACCCAGAGGATGCATTAAAGCTTTACTTCCAAACAGGTAGTGTTATTGGTAGAAGCTATACTCAAGACGGTGAGTTTAACAATGCTAGAATTCCAATTCAAGAACTAAGCACAAATAGTGGTCAAGCTAAGATGTCATCTTTGATTAACAACTACAATCACTATCTAAATATGATTAGAGATGTGACTGGAGTTAATGAGGCAAGAGATGGAAGTATGACGCATCCAGATGCATTAGTTGGTATTCAAAAGATGGCAGCTATGAATTCAAACACTGCCACTAGACACATCTTAGAAGGAAATTTAAACATTACAAAAAGATTAGCTGAGTGCGTATCTATTAGAGTTGCAGACATACTTGAATACTCTGACTTTGCTGAAGAGTTTGCTATGCAAATTGGTAAGTATAACATGACTATTCTTGAAGAGATTAGAGACTTATACTTATTTGACTTCGGAATATTTATTGATCTTGATCCAGATGAGGATGAAAGACAAATGCTTGAGGCAAACATTCAAGTTGCTCTACAACAACAAACAATTGACCTAGAGGATGCCATTGATATTCGAAATATCAAGAACATTAAGTTGGCCAATGAGTTGCTTAAGATGAAGAGAAAGAAGAGAATGGAGAAGCAACAGCAGGACAAGCAGATGGAATTCCAAATGCAGATGCAGACTAACATGCAGTCTCAGCAAGCTGCTGCTGAATCCAAGGCTCAACTTTTACAGATGGAAGCTCAAACAAAAATTCAAATCAAAGAGGCTGAGGCTAACTACGAGATAATGAAAATGCAGGCTGAAGTTGAAATGAAGAGACAGCTTATGGATCTTGAGTTCCAGTACAACATGCAGCTTAAGGGCATGGAGGCAGATCAGTTAAAGAAAAGAGATGAGGATAAAGAAAAAGCAAAAGACAAAAGAGTCGACATACAGGCATCTAGACAGTCAGAGCTTATAAACCAAAGAAAGAATAATCTTCCTCCAATTGATTTTGAAAGTACAGAAGATTCTCTTGATGGATTTGATTTAGAATCTTTTGAACCTAGATAATAATGAAAAGAACAACAAAAACAACAACTAGATCTAAGGTAAATATCGAACCATATGTATCTGGTAATGCAGATAAAAATAGATTTGATGTTAATTACGGAGTAACTCTATCTAAAGGTCCAGTTAATTTTAATATTGACCAAAGTGTTGGAACTGGATATAAACCAGAAACTACGTTTACACTAGGCGTAAACATTCCAATTACTAAAAGAATAAAAAATAGAGGAAGTAATTAATTATGGCATACATAGAGCATAATTTTTTCCCATTAAAAGTATTCGTAAGGAACGAGTACATGTATCAGTTCACTAAGGGTCATGGTGAGTTTACTCCTGGAGTAATAATGTCTGTAAGATGTATGCCTGGTCAGGCTGCATTGTTTCAAGTTCTTCTTGAGAATGGTGTAATGAGAGACAAGCTACCATCTCACGCATTATTAACTGAGCCTAAAACACCATATCCAGATCTCCCGTTTCATTATCTTCAGATATGGAATTGTTTCTCTTATAACTTTACACTTCTACATTTATCTTATGTTTATGACACTAAGGTTGATGTATACATGAAAGATCGTAAGTGGTATAGCGGAAGTTACTATGCAACAATAAACTGGGGATCAAATGACTTGAACACAGATCTATCATTAGCTGAAGATCCATTAGAGCATAAGTCTCATCATATTATACTACTAGACAATGGGCAAATAGCGTTGCAGCCTAACAACAGAATAAAATGGTCTGAGCCTTCTTTTGTTACAAAAACATTCCCAGAAAAGCCAGACTATTTAGTCAATAGTGAGTACTTTAACTGTGAAGGATATGAGAAGTGGCACACCGAGGATTCACAGGCAATGTTCTACGAAAACGAATAATAAATTATTTATTAACTTTGTAAAAATTAAATTAAATAACAATGGATCAAGAAATTAAAGTAAGGGCTGTAGATTTTGAAGAAAAGTCTGTAGCTGAGGTAGAAGAACAACTACTAAAGCAACATGAGGAAACTACTGGTGTTTCTTTAAGTACTGATACAGTTGATACTATTCAAGTACCACAAGAAACAGTTGAAATAGTAGATACTTCTAATGATACAGTGGAGACTATTATTACAGATGATAATACGCCAACAATTGTTGACGAAATTGACGATAATAAAGTTCTTTCATATATTGGTAAAAGATACAACAAGGAAATCAGTAACTTGGATGAGTTATTTGAGCAGAGACAACAGAACGAAGATCTTCCAGAAGATGTTTCTGCATTCCTTAAGTATAAAAAAGAAACAGGACGTGGAATCGAAGATTTTATTCGCTTGAATAATAACTACGATGAAATGGACGAAGACTCTTTGCTTTTTGAATATCAGCGTGAGCAGAATCCAGATCTAGAACCAGAGGACATAAAGTTTGATGTAATGGATCGTTTTGCTTATGATGAAGACTTCGATGATGAAAAAGAAATCAAGAAGAAAAAATTAGCAAAGAAAAAAGAGCTCTCAAAAGCTAAGAAGTACTTTAACGACCTTAAAGAACAATACAGAGTTCCACTTGAGTCAAGGGAAACATTTGTTCCACAGGAAGAAAGAGACACTTATGATGCTTTCAAGAGATATAAAGAATCTTCCAAGTCTATAGAGGAAGAAAACGCAAAAAGGTCCCAGTTCTTCTCAAAGAAAACTCAAGAACTTTTCTCTGACAAATTTGAAGGTTTCAAGTTTAATATAGATGAAAATAAAAAGCTAGTTTACAAGCCAGGAGATCCGAAAGCCTTAATGCAAGAACAGAATGATTTAAAGAACTTTGTTTCACAGTTCTTGGATGATGATGGTTACCTTGCAGATGCTGAAGCTTTCCACCGTTCTATTGTGATAGCCAAAAACCCAGATAAGTTTGCCAAATTTTTCTATGAAAAAGGAATGGCAGATGCGGTAGGTACTGTAGCCAAAGAGTCTAAAAACATTGACATGACTCGACAGGCAACACAAGTAACTCCAACTGATGGTGTTAAGATTAAAGTAATAGAGCCAGACAGAGGAAGTAGATTAGTAATTAAAAAACGTTAAACTTTTAAACTTTTAAAAAATGGCTGGTACATTAGCAGTGAGTCCTGGGGTAGCAATTACTCCTAGCTCAGTAAAGGCAACATTGCCTACAAACTACATTACAAACTTCAACTTCTTAAATCAGTATCTTCCTGATACTTATGAGCAAGAATTTGAGCGTTACGGAAACAGATCAATCGCATCTTTCTTGCGTATGGTTGGTGCTGAACT